TCTAGACCACATGTGGATTGTAAGTCAATACGCTGATGAGTATAATCCTGTTCATTTTCACACTTACTGTGATCTTTCATCTGTACTATGGTTAAAATTACCCATAATGGAAGATAGAACCAAGAGTAAAAAACTACCAGAGTACAAAATGCAACGGGATGGGATGATTGAGTTTGTCTACAAAACGGCATGTCCTACTGGACTTGAAAAAGGATCATTATCCTTCATGCCTAATCCTGGACAATTATGTATTTTTCCATCCAACCTATTACATACGGTTTATCCCTTTAAAGGAGATGGGGAACGACGGTCTGTAGCCTTTAATTCTCATTGGAATGCCCAACTTAAAAGTGGGAAAATGTTTGATAAAGCCATGCGACACCCCTCGGACCAAAATCATGAAGAATATAAAAAAATACTAAGGAGTAAAAGTGAAGTCTCAGGCTTTGCCGAACGTAAACAGAGAAGCCCTAATAGCGGAGATTCAGAAACGGAAAATAAAGTCTGAAAAACCTCAATTTGTATTTGAGGAATTTTGTTTTGATAAGCAAACAGAATTTTTCCGTGGCGATGGTTCAAGATTTAGAACTACTGTATGTTCTCGTAGAGCAGGTAAAACTGTTGGCATAGGTGCTGATATGGTTGATACTGCTAGAGCTGAACCTGAAGTTAATTTACTCTATATTACCATAACTCAGCAACAAGCCAGAGCTATTATATGGTCAGATTTACTTAAGATAATTGAAGAATATGAAATAGACTGTAAGGTAGATAATGTAAGACTAACTATAACATTTCCTAACAAATCTAGAATTTACATAGCAGGAGCGAAAGATAGAACAGAGATAGAAAAATTTAGAGGTTGGAAACTAAGAAAATGTTACATAGATGAGTGCCAATCCTTTAGGTCATACTTAAAGGAACTTATAAATGATATCATTATCCCAGCCTTAAGGGATTTACGTGGTGGCTTATATCTCACTGGTACTCCTGGACCAGTTAAAGCTGGAGTATTCTTCGAATATTCTCAGTCTAAAAACTGGAAGTCCCATCACTGGACAGCTTTTGATAACCCTTATATGCACTCCCTTCCTAATTTGGATTTGGAGGAGATTCTTCGTGAAGAACGGATTATTAGGGGTATTGATGAATCGGACCCTTCCTATATTAGAGAGACTTTTGGAAGATGGGTCGAAGATAAGGATGCTCTGGTTTTTAAATTTAGTAGGGCTAAAAATACTTATGATGCTCTACCTACTACAGGAGAATGGAACTATATTATTGGAATTGATATTGGGTACAACGATTCAGATGCTATTGCTGTTATAGGGTACAATACGCATCACAAGAAAGTTTATTTAGTTGACGAACATGTCAAAAACAAACAAAATATTAGCCAATTAGTAGCCGTAATTAGAGAATATAAAGACGAATATAATCCAATTCGCATGGTCATGGATGCAGGAGCATTGGGTAAGAAGATCCAGGAAGAGCTGCGTATGCGCCATGGGCTTAATATTGATGCTGCAGATAAGGCTAGGAAAGTTGAATTTATTGAGTTATTGAATGATGATCTTAGAACAGAGAAATTCAAAGCATTCAATAAGTCCCTATTTGAAGAAGATTGCATGTTAGTCCAATGGGATAAGGATTCCAGGATTAGAAATCCTGAAAGACCAAAGATATCAGACACTTATCACTCCGATATTTGTGATGCTGTGCTATATGCCTGGAGAGAGTGTAGGCATTACTTATCTGAAAAGCCAGAAACTAAGCCTAAAGACGGAACAAATGCCTATATGAAGGAGCTAGAAACGAAAGAAGCTATAGAATGTGAGGAAAGAAAGAAAGATCCATATGCTTTTGAATTAGAGAAAATGTATGAGGAAGATATGGAAGCTTTAGATAATATAATAGAAGAACAATAAGAGGTAGACGTGTTAAAAAATATAGAAGATATTAAATTATTTATAGAATGGTGTAAAGAACATAAGGTAAAGTCTTTTAAACTTGAAGGTATTCAGTTTGAATTATCTGAACTAAGTTTTATAGAATCTACTAAAAGTTACACCGATGATTTACAATCTACATTAGATGAATCTAAGTTTGAAAAAGAACAACAAGATCAAGAAGATGAAGAGATGCTCTTTTGGTCTTCAAATAGATAGGATATTTTATGTTTGATGAAATAAATGGAAATAGGTGGTGGCTAGCTAAACGTAATGATCTATACCAGGAATTGTTTGCATTTGTATCTACTCTTCAGAGTAGGCAATCATATAGAACTGCAGATAATTTAAAATATGCTAGACTATATGGTAATTATGATCTCAGTGGTTTAGATGTTGCAAACTATTCTAGAATAGAGACAAGCTATAATACCGTTAACAGAGTAACACTCAATATAATCCAATCAATGATAGATACAGTAGTGTCTAAAATAACTAAAAATAAACCTAAAGCAACTTTCTTAACTTCAGGTGGTGATTTTAGCCTTCAATCTAAGGCAAAAAAACTTACTAAATTTGTAGAAGGTCAGTTTGAGAATATGGACTTTTACTCTAAGGCTGTTCTAGCCTTTACTGATGCCTGTATTTTTGGAACTGGAGCTATTAAGTTTTTTATTAAAAATGGACAACTTTATGCTGAAAGAGTCCTTATTGAGGAAATTAAAGTAGATGATATAGAATGCTACTATGCTCAACCTAGACAAATGCACCAAGAAAAACATATCCATAAAGACGTTTTACAACAAATGTTTCCTAAGTTTGAACGAGAAATTGAAGTAGCTAGTAATTTAGGAGCTAATGGAGAGCAAGGTAGTTATGTTGGAAGCTTAAAAGATATGGTTAAAGTTATAGAATCTTGGCATTTACCTTCTGGTCCTAAAGCTAAGGATGGAAAGCATAGCATATGCGTATCTAATACTACACTATTTGAGGAAAACTATCATAAAGAGTACTTTCCATTTGTATTTTTTAGATGGAATGTAAGACCTGTTGGTTTTTTTGGTCAAGGTTTAGCAGAGCAAATACAAGGTTTACAGCTTGAAATTAATAAAACTCTTAGAACAATACAGGTTTCAATGCACTTAGTATCTGTTCCAAAACTTCTAGTAGAAGCAAGTTCTAAAATTGTATCATCTCACTTAAACAACCGTATAGGTGGAGTTATCAAGTACGCCGGTACGCCTCCAACCTATGCTCCTTTAGGCGGCATTCCTCCAGAACTATTTTCCCATGTAGATAAACTATTTGCTAGAGCATATGAAATTGCAGGAATTTCTCAATTATCTGCTCAGTCGGTAAAACCTGCTGGACTGGATTCAGGAAAAGCCTTAAGAACTTTTAATGACTTAGAAACTGAAAGATTTATGTCTGTAGCTAAAAGATATGAAAAAACATTTTTAGATTCAGCAGAAATTATTATAGATTTAGCTAAAGACTTATATGAAAAAAATCCCGATCTCAGTGTAAAGTCTAGAGATGGAAAATTTGTTGATACTATTAAATGGAAAGATGTAGATATGGATGCTGACAAGTATATGATGCAAATATTTCCTACATCAGCCTTATCCACTTCTCCAGCCGCTAGATTAGCAGATGTGCAAGATATGCTTCAAGCAGGATTTATAGGAAAAGAGGCAGCTATTGGTCTTTTAGATTTTCCTGATTTAGAAGGAACTATGGACCTTCTAACTTCAGATAATAGAAATTTGGAAAAAATGATAGAAACAATGATGGATGAGGGTAAATATTTTCCACCTGAACCTTATCAAAATTTAGAAAACGCAGTTAGGAAAGTTCAACAAGCATATTTAATGTATCGAGTTAGAAATGCTCCAGAGGATCGTCTTGAATTATTGAGACAGTATATGGAGGATTGTCAGACCTTATTAAATAAAGCTAAGATGCCACAACCTACTCCAGACGAGTTAGCTCAAAAACTAGCTGCTATGGGAGGTGCAGACGTACCTGTAGGAGCAGTAACAGAAGAATTGGAAGGAGCAGAGCCTTTACCTCCAATGCCTGAAGGAATGCCTCCAGTAGAAGAACAAATAAATGAACAAGAGATAACAGAAGAACCATTATAATAAGAAAACAATTAATAGATCACTAGATCGGGCTATGCCCACCAAGCAAGGAGAAATTGATGGACGGACAAGCAGAATCACATGAACACTTAAATGACGTTGTAGTAAATCAAACAGAAGAAGCCGAAAATACCGGAAATCTGTATGATCACAATGAGTATGTCTCTGATAATTATGAGGAGGCACCAGAAGAGAGTTCAAATCAAGATCAATTTGCTTCAAAGTTTGCCGCTTTAAGTAGAAAAGAAAAGGCTCTAAGAGAAAGAGAGTCTGATTATGAGTCAAAATTTGAAGAAATGGAGCGAAGATTAGCAGAATATGAATCTAGAAACCAAGAGCCAGAGGTTGATTGGGAACATATGCTACGAAATGATCCTCTTAAAGCACTAGAAGAGGCTGGTTTAGGATACGATAAGTTAACAGAGTTAGCCCTAAATGATGGAAAGTTAACTCCTGATATGCAGTTAGCTGCTATGAGGCAGGAGTTGGAAAACGACTACAAACGAAAGTTTGAGGAACTAGAAGATAGGTTAAATCAGAAAGAGCAATTAGAACAAGATACCTATTATGATTCTGTCCAACAAAATTTTCAAGATGAGATAGGAAATGTAGTACAGCAAAACCCAGAGAAGTTTGAACTAATAGCTGCTAGTGAAGCAGATGGTTTAGTTTATGATGTAATAGAAGAACATTACAACGAAACTGGAAGAGTACTAGATATAGAAGAAGCCGCCGATGCGGTAGAAAGTTATTTAGAGGAAGAAGCTAATAAACTTATGAAGTTAAAAAAAATAAGTAACAGGTTAGGAATTGACCCATCAGAGTTAGAAGCAATGGAACAAGTTACACTATCCAACGATCACTCGGCACAAGTGAATTATGAAGGTGCTAATCGTATGTTATCAAATGACGAGAGTAAGGCTCGTGCTGCGAGAATGTTACAATGGGAATAATTAATAACTAAGCTTAAACTTAAGGAGTTTTAAAATGGCTTTAAATATGACAACTTTTGCTGCAGCTCTAAAGCAGCATTATACAAATGAAAGGATTGAAAACATGGTCTACAAGGATAATCCATTCCTTGCCATGGTTTCTAAATATGAACAATTCGGTGGTGAAAACTTGAAGCTTCCTATTAAATATGGGATTCCTCAAGGTCGTTCTGCTACCTTTTCCGATGCTCAGGCGAATAAGACCAACTCTCAATTAAAAGCATTCTTGCTTACCAGAGTTGCCGATTATTCTCTTGCTTCAATTCAAAACGAAACTATAGAAGCTTCTAAAGGTAATGCGAATGCATTCATGGAAGCTGCTACTTTCGAAATTGATGGTGCTATTGAATCTGCTACTCGATCTCTTGCTGTATCTCTCTTTGGAGATGGTGGTGGTTCTATTGGTCAGATTGATACTACTGTCGCAGGTACTACATTAACGCTTAACACTTCTCAAGATGTTACTAACTTTGAAGTTGGTATGCAAATTGATTTTTACACTGCTGCTACTGGTGGAACTGTTAGAGCTGGCGGACCATTGACCATTAACTCTGTAAATAGAGATGCTGGTTCTATGGTAGTTAGTGCTAACCTTAACACCATTACTGGTATTACCGCTTTAGATTTTATTGTTCCTGAAGGGGATTATGATCTTAAGGTTAAAGGTCTTAAGGCTTGGATTCCTTCTACTGCTCCTACTGCTGGGGATTCTTTTTTCTCAGTTGATAGAAGTGCTGATTCTACTCGTTTAGCTGGAATTAGGTTTGACGGTTCCTCACTTCCTTTAGAAGAAGCCCTTATTGGTGCTGCTGCTAGAGTTGCTAGAGAAGGCGGAAAGCCAGATGTTTGTTTCGTAAATTACTCTAACTTTGCTGATCTTGAAAAAGCTTTAGGTTCTAAAGTATCTTACATTGATCAAAAAGTTAACCCTGAAATTGGTTTTAGAGGTATCTTGATTCACGGTCCTAGAGGTCCTATTAAGGTTATACCTGATCAAAACTGCCCTAATAACGTAGCTTTTATGCTTCAATTAGATGTTTGGAAACTTTACTCTCTTGGTAAATCTCCAAAAATTCTTGATTCTGATGGACTTAAGTTCCTAAGAGAATCTGCTGCTGATGCTGTTGAAGTTAGGGTTGGATACTATGCTCAATTAGGGTGTAGAGGACCAGGCTATAACGTCAGAGTTGCATTATCTTAATTTAATATGGGGAGCTTAACGGCTCCTCTTTTTTGCTGCGTGGTGTATTCCACTCAGACTAAAGGAGAAATAAAATGGCTAATCGAAATTTTAATAGAGTACAAGCTGCAGATAAAGAAGTTAAACACATCTATGGTTACTTTGATGTAGGAGCTACAGGTGCGCCCACTCTTAGTAAATCTTTAAGTGTTGGTGTTAAATCAGTTGCTCGAACTTCTGCAGGAAAATATACTATTACTCTAGGTTCAGTTGGTGGAGCTACAGATAAATATAGTAAATTGTTAATGTTTAGTTGTATTTTAGAAGATGACACTCATCATGGTGCAAATGGCGGTGTTGGTTTTCAACTAGATACTGACTCTACTTCAGGATCTGTATCATCTAACCATAAAATACAATCAGGTCTTGTTCATTTCATGGCTTTGCAGGAAAACGGAACCTCTGCAGAAATAAAAAGTGGTGATTCTGTAAGATTCCACATTGTTGTTAAAAACTCTAATCAACCCGGTGTTGGTGTAAGTTAAGGAGTTTAATCATGATTATGATGGGACCTAAAAAAGATAAAGGAGCGATGATAGTCTCTATAATGGAGAAGTTTGGAAAAAAGAAAGGCTCTTACGATGATGGTAAGAAATCTAATGAAGATTTTATGGAACGAGGTGGACATGATTCTGCTTACGAACATTATAAAGACGAAGTAGATGCTATCTTTGACGCTATTGGTGTTGGTGATAAGGAAAAGTTTTCCAAAGCTATGAAAGGATTCATTATGAAATGCGTTTCTGGTATAGAAAAAAAAGAAGAAGATAAACATTAGGGGGGCTTTTGCCCCTCTTTTTTAGGGGGTTATTATGGCTAATGTAACTATAGCTACTCTTATGTCTCGATCTAGGCAGAGAGCAGATATGGAAAGTAGTAACTTTGTTCAAGATTCGGAGTTAGTAGATTATATTAATTCTGGAATATCAGAATTACAAGACATACTAGTTCAAGAGTATGGAGAAGATTATTATGTAAAAAGTAAAAGTTTTAATACTACAAATAATATAGATACTTACCCTATTAATGATTCAACATCTACTGAAGATTTAGCTATAGCAGATTTTTATAAACTAAGAGGAGTAGATGCAAAAATTAATGGGTCTGATTTTTTTACCATAGGAGCTTTTAACTTTAATGAAAGAAACTCCTATCAAAATTGGGGATCATGGAGTTACCTATCTGATGTTAGATATAGGTTAGTAGGAGGAAATTTAATATTTAATCCTAAACCAGATGGAGTTAAGGCAATCAAACTTTGGTATATTCCTCAAGCTGCTCAATTTGCATCTAGTACTGATACAACTACACTTTGGGATGATCTTAATGGTTATGCTGAATATGTTGTTACTTTTGCAGCTATAAGGATGTTGCAAAAAGAAGAGAGTGATGTAAGTGTCCTCATGGCTCAGAAGGCTGAATTGAAACAGAGAATTACTGTAGCAGCCGCTAATAGAGATGCGGATAATCCTTTAACTATTACAGATATTCATACTTCTAATAATCCATTTTGGTTTAGTAGGAGTACAAGTTAATGGCTATCAAGAAATATAAAAAATTCTATATTAGCCCATACCATGCTTTAGCTACAGAGTTAAATACGGTACAAGATTCTATAGAACAAGTTATAACTCCATTAACTGATGCTCAGATTATTGATGGAAACTATTTAAAAGAAATAGACCTTACTGCTAGTGTTGATAATTTAATAGAACACAAGTTAGAGAGAGAGCCGCTAGGTTGGTTGGTAGTTAGAAAGTTTGCGGCTGTAGATATTTATGAATCTTTGACAGATTCTAGTGGAAATTCCTATGATAGAAAAAAGTTTATAAACTTTCAAGTAGGAACAAGTATGACAAACGTTTATTTTTGGATATTTTAGGATACAAATATGGCTACAACATCGACTACAACAAATATGCTTTTAGTACTTCCTACTCCAGGAGTACAACTAGGTCCTACTTGGGCTTCTAACCTTAATACAGCTTTTAATTTAATTGATGAACACGATCATACTAGTGGAAAAGGAAAAAAAATTGGAGTTGCAGCTATAACAATAGATGCAGATTTAGACTTTAAACCTAGTACTACAGCATACCCTGCTTCAAATTTAAGTTATTTAAACTTTACTAATCAGTCTACTCTATACGCTGCTACTTTAAACTTTAGATTATTTAGTGGGTTAGCAGATGGAGATTTATATTGGAATGATGGTGCTGATCGTCAAATTAAAATAACTTCAGGTGGTTCAGTAAATGCTTCTGGAGTTCAAGCTAATCGTTTTGCTCTCCGTACTACGGAAATAACTGGAACTTATACTATTCTTGAACCAGATGGAAAATCTATTTATTTAGTAAATCCAGGAACTGCTTTTGCAGTAAACTTACCTGTTGCAGATAGTACAGAAGGTAGGTTTTATGTAATTAAAGATATTGGGGGAACTGCAGCTACTAATAATATTACTGTTACTGCTGCAGTTCCAAATACAATAGATGGAGCCGCTACTTATGCTATATCATCTAACTATGGTTCAGCTACATTTATAAATAGAGGAAATTCAGTTAATTGGGATGTAATATAGGAGAAGAGGTATGCCTTTACAAAAACAAAACGTACCATTATCCTTAAACCAAGGTCTTAACACTAAGGTCGATCCTAAGCAGCAACCATTTGGATCATTTACTCGTTTAGAAAATATTACTTTTGATAAAGAAGCAGAGTTTAATAAAAGAAATGGATATGATGAAATCCCTTCTAAGGGTATAGGTAATATTAGTTTAGAATCTGTTATTGGTATAGGAAAGTTTAGAAGTCAACCATTATGGATATCTAAAGATCAAGTCTACTCTTATGCTGAAAGTAGTAATGTTTGGAATAGTGAAGGAAGTTATGACTCTGTTGTTCCTGAATCTAAGATCATAGTACAAGATGGGAAAGAACAGGAATGTTTAGATTGTGGCTATTTAAATGGATATCAAATATTTGGTTATGTAGATTCGGGATATTTTAAACTCTCCGTACTAGATGAAAAAACTGATGCTTTTGTAGTTTATAATCAAGCTATACCTAGTATTCCTTCTGGTACTAATACAATATCTAAAATAAAAGTAGAAGTTTTCAATAACAGTATCTTTGCTTTCTTTGTAGAAACTAACGCTGCAGGAACTGCTGCTACTTTATTATATAAAGAGTTTGATTTATCTGGTTATATTTCGGACGGTCTTACTCTTACGAGTGGCGCAGCCTTACAGCCAGATGCTGGAAATGCATTCGGAGCATCTCAAACTGTGAAGGCGGTAGAAATATCAACTGGTAACGGATTATATGATGTGTGTGCTGTAGATAATAAATTATTGATAGGCTATCATGATGATACGGCAAATGAACTTAAGTTTAAATATATAGCGGCTGATGCAGCTATGGTTTTATCAGGAGAAATAGACCCTTTTACTACAGCAATTGTTCCTTTAAATGCCTTAGATATGGTTTCAACTCCATTAAAAACAATATCTGTTACTGCTATCGATAATGCAAATTTAGTTAAGTTTGGTTTTGTATCTAATACCGCATCTAGGGTTAGAGATGCTGTTACTATAGAAGATATTTCTAGTACAGGTACAGCAACAAATGCAGTTGGAGGAACAAACGTTACCTCTGCTAGTCTAGATGGTTTAGAAATTAAAATCTTCTATCAAGTGAATCAAACTAATCCTTATTTATATGATATAACTGCTGGAACAAGTGCAGCTAGTACAGTAGCAACAGACCGATACACTTGGAATATGCCTTTTATTAGAAAAAGTAGTTACAATGTCACTACTTCTACTGTAGGAACTGCTTCAGATGTAGAAAGAGGAGTGGGATTAGCTTCTAAGGCTTTTGTTCAAGATATTAATATCTATCTAAATGTTATACGAGAAACATTTTTAAATGCTTCTTATTATACTATGAAATCAGATGGATCGGTTCAGTCAAAAATTAGTCAAGGAGAGGCTGGTCCATTGCTAGGTACAATTCGTAAGAAGGCTAATTTAAGTACAGGTTACTATAATTATAGTGCGACTAATACTGATGCAATTTATCGCATAGCTAGTCTATCTAGAGTTCCTCAAATTACAAGTGAAAAGTTTTTATTTGTTAATAGTAAACAAGGAAAGATTGTAAGTGGGACTGATGGAGCTACTAGTTTCTTTTCTTTATATGGTGTAAACTCTAGTGTTATAAATTTTAGTAATACTATTACAAATCAAACAGAAGAACTTGGAGAGAATCTAAACTTTGCTGGTGGACAGCTTAAGGCTTATGATGGAAACGTTTTAGTTGAGCAGAATTTTAATTACCCACCAGATACTTTAACAAAGGTAGAGTCTGCTGCTTCAACAGCACTTTCTCCTCCTTTCCCTAAATCTGGTACAGTTACTAATAGTTGGTTATGGAAAGCTATTTACACATGGGCTGATGCTCAAGGAAATATTCATAGATCAGGTATTTCTCAACAACTTGAAACTCAAATATTAACTGGTGCTACAGGAACAGGATTAGATTATGTAGATATAAAAATACCCACTATAGACTTAACTCAGAAATCTAATGTTTATTTAGAATTATATAGAACTGCAGTTAATGGTACAGTTTTTTATAGAGTAAATGCAGATAATTATACTACAACTGCTAAGAGTCAAACTTTTTTACCTATTGATAATACTGCTAATGTAGATATGGTATCGTTTCGAGATAATTCGTCTGATAGTGATATAACAGTTAATGAAGTTCTTTATACTACTGGTGGTATTCTTGAAAATACTAGTCCTCCTGCTAATTCAATTGTAGGAAGTTTTAAAAATCGTTTATTCTTAGCAGGACTAGAAAATAAATTAGAAATAAGATATTCAAAACTATTATCAGAGAAAGTTGGTGTAGAGTTTAATGAGTTATTATTTATCCTCATATCTCAAATAGGGGGTGATATTGTAGCCTTAAAGGGAATGGATGATAAGTTAATTATATTTAAAGAAAATGCTATATTCTTTTTATCTGGAGATGGACCAAACAATTTGGGACAACAAGATACCTTCTCTAAACCCCAACTTATATCTGCTGATGTGGGGTGTTCTAATAAAAACAGTCTAGTATTAGCTCCTCAAGGTTTATTTTTTAAATCTAATAAAGGTATTTATATGCTATCTAGATCATTAGGGCTGCAGTATGTTGGTGCGCCTATGAATGATTTTAATCATTTAGCTATAACTAAAGCAGACATGTTAGCTAAAACAAACGAATTGAGGTTTTTAACTTCTGATGGAGAGTGTTTAGTTTACAATTATTATAGAGGATACTGGACTACATTTATGAACCACAGAGGAGAAGGGTCTGTAGTTATTGGAGATAGTTATTACTATGTTCATAAGAATCCTCAAGGAAATCAACTATTTAAACAGAATTATGATAGTTATGATGATGCTGGAGTGCCTATAAACATGGCACTAGAAACTGGTTGGATGAACCCTGTAGCTGCTCAAAATGCT